GGCGCGTTACCATGACAAACCCCAAATCAACGTGACAGCGTTATTTGGACGAACTCATACTAACGAATTGTAGAATCTCGTCAAGTGTAGAAATTGAACCTGCCAATTTCATTACTTCGTTCGGGTTTTCTGCCTGTCTCAGATTGGCGATAAAGACTTCACGCTCATCCTCTAGGAAGCTAAGGAATACCTTGAACTCCTCATTGTTTACTAGGATCGAGACTGCCTCTGGTAGTGTTGGTACTGGTATCATATTGTTACTGATTCATTCCTTGAGTTTCCATTCCACCCATCTGTGCTGGAGCAGTGCCAATCCGCCCGATCTGAGCGTTCTGCATTTGCTGCATTTGGAACTGGTATTGCTCTGCGTACTTCTGGAGGCGTTGGCCGAATGCTTCGTCCTGCTGCGCTCTATTAGCCACGTCAGGTTGCTGCGCGTATGCTTGAAGCATCTGCATTGCAATCTGTGCGCCGTTAGGTTGAGCAGGCATTTCGATACCAGCGTAGATCTTCGCCAAGTCATCAGTGACCTGTTTCTGAACCTTTGCGGTAGCTTCCTCGGCAGGCTGGAGAACATAGTCACCAAACACTGGGTCGATGCTCATGGCAGCAAACTCAAGGAACTTGTCCATGTCAATACGACCATTGCGGTCGAACTGAACAAGGCTTCCAATCTGCTTCATGCGTGACTCTGCGTTCTCTGGATCTGCACTGAGCGAATCGAACGAAACACTGAACGAATAATTCTCGTCTGGTGATCCCTTGGTCATCGTTTGTGGGTTTGGATTACCCGTGACTTGGAAGAAAATCTCATCTGGCCCCATGCGTTGGAACAACTTCCATGCAAGGCCAAGGACATCCTTGACGTGATCCAGATACTTATTAACGAAGAATTGCTGACGAACGCTTGAGATAGGACTGCTCATGTCGAGTCCGACTGCTCTGTCTGCCTGTGCATTCATGGACAACTCAATCTCCATAGAACCATTGTCAGATGGAGGAATCGGGCCAAATGCTATCTCACCCAAACGTCTATATGGCACTCTACGTCCCGGCCCCCAGTCAGATGGCGGTCTACCAGCTGGGTGCATAATAGGTGGCAATGTAGCCAAGCTAGCCCTATCAATTCGACTATCTCTCTCGGTCTTGATCTGAAGTTGCGCCCCACGGAGAATGTCAGGGAACGTCTGCACTTCATACATTCGCTTTTGGTTGTTGCTGAGACGAGTGACGACGAATGGATATTCATCATAGCCATTGAGTAGTTCGTTCTTTGCGTAACCATCCACGTTAGGATTGAATACCGTGCAGTAGATGCCCTCAGCACCATCCTCGTCGATCAGACGTTGATATGCGTAGACAACCATCACTAGGTCAGTGTCGTTTGAGATAGGCAGGTTGGTATATTTCTTGACCTTCTGTCCGTCCAAGTAGTACGAATCCTTGCCTCTGAGATTGTCGATAGCATCGTCTACCCATTCCTCATCCCAACCTTCGGTGGTCACCTTCTTCTCAAGCTCCTGAGCGGTCATGAACGTCCTCCAGAAGACGTACGGTGCTGCCTGTGGGTCTACGACATACGGGGGGAACAGAACCTCACCATCAGGCGCACAGGAGTGAACGAATGGGCAGTCAATCGACATACGGGGGATTGGGATGCTTGCCTTGCCAGTCTTGCGAATCTCCTTGAGGAACTTGCGAACTCTCTTGGCAGTCATGTGGGGGAACGCTTGGATCACCATGTCAATCAGCATAGCATCATCCGTGGCGTTAATAATCAACTCTGCCATGTCAGGGGATGCCTGTGCTAGCTCATCGATTGATACGTCCTGCAGGAACGTGCGCTTCTCGCGCTTCCATCCAACATAGCTGACCATGATGCCCTTCTCAAGCAGGTAATTGGCTCCCAGTTCCATCTGATTCTTGAAGTCAGGGATGTAGCTAGATTTCATCCATTTGAGGAATGAGGATACCAGTGCCGCCCGTGGAATAGATGTAGTGCTTGTTGGGAATGCCTTGATGTGGCTTCTGGTCAACGCTTGGTCTAGGATTGACACGAACGCATCGATTCTCTCGCCAATGACGTTAACCTCCATGTCTGAAGCACCATCCCAAGGGAAGGCATTTGATCCATTCTTACGAAGGTCTTGGGTCTTTCCGTCCCAGATGTTCCTGCGGTCATCGTAGCTTCGTCTACAAACCTCAAAGTACTCGTCGAGTTGCAACAGGCAAGTGTCATAGGCATTCCGTAATGATGGAACGTCTGGCTCGGTGGATGCGTAGATGAGCGATTCGCCCTCCATAATTTCTTCTTCTTCTGATGATTTCATAGGTTGTAGCTGTAGTAAAATTCTCCGTTCTCTTCCCTGACCGATACCTTGACCGTCTTCTTGACGATGCGTTGGGAATCCTTTTGTGAGCATTCAATCGGGATGCGTGTGCCGTCAAGATCGCCGTAGACAAACCTTGGGTTCTGTGCTGGGCCTACGATGAATACTTCAATCTCAGTCTTGCTAGCCACAGGCTCGGCAAGGTGTTTCTTGAACATCCACATCGCATGGTCAGTCCAATAGATCGTTGCTCCATTCTTATCCCAATGAACACCCTTGATTAGGAACTCATCACGAAATGCTTTTGCCTCGGCTGGCTTTACATCCAACTTCTCGACAATGTCTCCTTGCTTCCAGCAGTTAATATCCACCATTTCCTTGTTTTGTTATTTGTGATTTTGTAGCGTCAACGTGATCCAAGTCAGCAATGGCAGCATAACGCAGAACGTCAATAGGATCTTTCCATGCTTCTTTAAGTCCTTGATCTCCAGTGTATTCAGCAAGTGCGCGAATGATATTCTCACAGTCTTGCGATATGTAAAAGTGCGGGCGGTTTACTGAATCCAATGGCTTGCTGGTATCGTAGCTCATCTTACTGATCAACGCCTGTAGTCCTTCTTCAATATCAAGACCAGATGCTGGATTGCAGATGATTTCCATCTCAGCTAAGTCTTCGATAATCGAGGAAGCACCATCAGATGCTTGATACCTAGCAGCACCTAGCCTAGAGTCGATCAATCTGTCAAATATCTCCTCGCCCTCTTCGTAGTTTTGAATCAGTTCGACGTAATCACGGATGCCATACCCAAGACCCTTTGCCGCCTCACCAGCGACCCACTTGCCGCTCTTCCACTCAGCCCAGTCACCAACATCCACGCTAGGCCATTCCCGATAGACGTAGTATGTTCCAGTCTCGTCAACCGCAACCCAGCACATAAACCAGTTCTTTGCACCAGCAGGGTCGATGATCTGATACCGTGTGATGTTCTCCGTGGGAATCTTGTCGTTGGAGATGACGTTGACAGCAGTGTTGAACTTAGGGAATTTAGTCGCCTGAGACTTCACAGGGACTCCGTAAGCACGAATAAGGATCTCCTCCCGCGTTCTGCCTTCAAGAGCCTCCTTGATACGCTCATAGCCTCCAAATGGGTTATCCTGAGAGTGGAAGTAGTGAATACTTGCGTTTCTCTTCTTTGACCTCTGGATGTATGGCACAAGCTCACCTTTGAGTAGTTCCGCAGGTCTAGATTCCACGATGGATGCTCCGTCAAGATATTCCTTGATGACCTCTGTCCACCCATCGATAGGCGTGAACGTGACTAGCATCTTGGCGTCTCTCGTAGCCAATCGGAACCTGAGAGTGTTGATCAATTCTGGGCCTAGCAAGTATTCATCGAGCCATACACCGATGTTGTGCCACACGGGTGATCTGCTTCCAAGTTCCGCACCTTCCAGAATGGTTGGGTTATTCTGATACTGAGAGTATGTCTTGAAGATGATCTGGGAGCCGTTAGGAAGGATCAAGCTACCGTCAGTAAATCCGTTCTTTTTCGTGTAGCTAATGTAAGCCCCCGCAGATGTCTGCTTGGTCTTTAGTTCTGCTGGTAACCAGTCATAAACGGCACTCTGTTGTTGTCGGATGGAAACCTCGGACGTTTGGGCAAAGCAGAAGATTTCGGAGTTGGGATTCTCTACCGCAGCACGAACAATCGAGAACGCCCCCCATTGGGTTTTGCCTGAGTTTTTCTGCAAGATATTGCCAATGAAGTAGTTACCAGTTTCTGGAACCTCAATATCCCAGATCTCGCTTACTTGTTTATCATTAACCTTGACAATAATCGTTTCTTTGGATTGAATGAGCGCACATGAGAACAATCTTAGAACACATTGTATCGGGTGACGAGCTAAAGAAACTGATCGCACAAGGCAAAACACTGCAAGAAATTTCCGACCTAGCACTTGAAAGATGCGGGCAGCGGTGGTCAACGTCTGGGGTTTCAAAGCTCTGTAAGAAACATGAGATTCCAATGCCTCGGAGTGGTCTTCGTAGCGGATCTCTTCATAAGGGTTGGAAAGGTGGGAGGACCCTGAATAAGGACGGCTATGTAGAGATTTACTCTCTTGGTCACCCGAATGCAAAGAAACATACCCACTATATTCTAGAGCATCGTCTGGTAATGGAGGAACAGTTGGGTCGATTCTTACTAAAGACGGAAGTTGTCCATCACAGAAACGGCGTGAAGACTGACAATCGTCCAGAGAATCTAGAAGTCTTTGAATCCAACGCAAAGCATTTAGCCGTAACCTTGAAAGGGCAGATCCCACAATGGAGTGAGGAAGGAAAAAAGAGAATACGTGATGGCCAGAAGAACAAGAAACCAATGACTCTTTCTCCAGAATCGAGACTACGCCGCCAATGCCTATGTCTTTTACGGAACGCCATCCAAAAGGAGTTGAAACTTGGTGCTCCGCCGAACACTGAAACGAGTCACCGTTTCCTAGAAGGACTTGGTATGTCTTGGCAACAGTCTTTACAAATGGTCGTAGAGCACGGCATTGAATCTGTTTTTCCCCGTCCCAAGCTAGCACATGAAACTCAGAAGTAATTTCTGAAACAGGGGTGCTTTTCTTAGCCACTGGATCATAGATTTCCTGTTCTGGTGCTAGGCATCGGTTTCCTCCAAGTGCCACAATCTCAGTGACTTCTGACAATTGTTCTTCAGCCTTACCCCAGTGAGGTAGACGGAATCCGTAGCGGAATGGATCTTTTTCAGCATTCTCAATCGCCTCGTGATAGATCTGGTGCAGGTGAACCAAGTCCTCTGGTTCCATTTCTGCAATCTCATCCTCGGATGGAGGAGTTAGAATCTGGTGTGAACGCCACTTCATGGTACGTCGATAATGACAGTTGATGCGCGTGATGCTATCTTAGCCTTAGCCTGTGCAATCATAATGGCAGCATCCTCGATAGATGCTCCCTTGCGATGCTCGATCACCACACCCGCCATGCCAGCAAGTTGAGTAGCCTTATCAGTCATAATGCCAACCGTTAACGCCAGCCTGTCAGGGGAGATGTTCTTCAATTGCTCTGGATCTTCAGCAAGTTGTTCTGCTTTTTGGAACAGCAAGTCAGTATACTCCTCCGCAGCGATTGCGTACTTACGCGAAAAGTCTTTGCGCTTAGTTTCGAGAGTATCCTCATGCCTCCATTCAAGCTCTCTGACGGTCTTCCTATCGATCCCAGTGTCCTTTGCTATGGCAGAGTAGCTTTTACCCTGTGCAAGCCCCCAGAGGGCCTTTGCGGCCCCTTGTGGGTTCCAGTATTCAACTCTCTTGCGGTCACCGTGAGCCTTGGCTCTTTCAAGAACTTCTTGGAACCATTCTGCTGGTTGCGACTCGACCTCTTTTGCGATTACATTACTCATTAGAGACAACTTAAACTGACTATTTCATCTTGGCAATACCAAAGATTCACTTCTCGGGAAAATATCCAAACTCATCAGGAGAGTCACCTGACCATGTAATATCTTTTGATTTTACCGATTTTGAAATTATTTTTGATTCTTGCCTGTTGCCTTTTTTATCCAAACCTAGAAAGTTGCTATTATTCATTTCTGTTGCTGCTTCCTTGGATAAGGTGATCCAGTCTCCGTGATTTATTGAACTCACTGATTTTGGAACCACTCTATAAATTGTTACAGATGCATTAGGCTTTCCTCTTAATGATTCAAACAATGCAAATGTTCTGGCGTCTCTTTTATTTCCAGCCCCATAATACCTTGCGGCATTTTTAGAGTAAATATCTGCTGGGAAATTGTCCGTGAGATTGAATAATCTTGAATCAGATGAACTTGGTTGGTGACTTATTCTATAGTCTTCAGGCATCATCCTAGCTTGCTCTGGCATCTTGACTTGGCTTGTGGACTCTGGCGGCAAATTGTCTCCAGTAACTGGGCGACCTTGAACGGTCAAACCATCAGACTTTGCAGTCACTTTAGTTGTTTGGTTTTCAAAATCAACTTTTGGTTTGGTAACCTTGAATCCAATATCTCCATAGCTGGTTCTTACTACCTTTGCGTCTGGAAGCTCTGATTCAATAAGCGATCTAAGCGTTTCGGTGGTATACCCCTTTTGGAATGTACCTTTCTGAGTAACAACCTCGCGAGGCCCAACAAGTTTTGTTTTCGGATTATCAAGTCTGTTTTTAATATTATTCCATCCCATTACGTTGATAAATGCCGATCCATCTGGTGCTAGCTTACTGTAAATGTCTTTAACGATTCCTCGCCCAACATCTTCTGGGACTACATTGAGTACAGCATTGTTGATAATAATATCCTGACTGTCATTTGGAATTCGACTGAGTGATTCGATCCCCTCATATTCTGGTGCAACTACTCGCTTTTGTGGATTGGAGTAAGGTTCATATCCAGAAACCTCAAAGCCTTTAGCCTTGCCAATTCTTTTCATGCTAGCAGTGCCAGCACCAAGACCAGCAGAGAAGTCCAGAACCTTCATTCCTTTTTTGGCGTTAGAGTTTACAATTTTCTCGTAAGTTGATGCCGTAGTGGTAATCTGTGTCTTTTCAGATGCTGATGGATCGTAGCCAACTTTCTTCAAACTATCCCATGTAGCTGGAGGCAGCGTTCCACCTTCAGACTCTGGGACTTTACTCCGAATTGGCTCAGGCATCATCCTTGCTTGCTCAGGCATCTTAACTTGGCTTGTGGACTCTGGCGGCAAATTACTTTGAGTGACTGGGCGACCTTGATCGTTTGCCGATGGTTCACCATTCTGCCTGCCGTAAGTATCAGACGTACTAGCTCTAAGGTTTCCGTTCTCGTCCTCAATCGGAGTGTAGCGCATATCGACTGGATCACCGTTATCGTCAAACAATGGCACACCTTCAGGCATATAATTCGCTTTGACCATGTTGTAATCCATTGGGATTCCAGTTGTCCCTTCCATTCTGGTTGACTTGTTTAGACGATCAAGACGGTAGGTCTTGAAGACAGCCTTGCTTGGGCGATCTGTAACCAATACTGGGTTGATTATCATATAGTCCGATGGCCGCGCCTTAGCCCCTCCAGAAATATCTCCGAATGTCGAGTTAATGAAATTCTTGTGATCCTTCCACTTGTCTCCGTAAGTCTGCACGAAGTGTGAATCTGCTGGAAGTCCTTGAGAGTGCAAATCCATGACAGCGTTGATGTCAGTCATTATTTTATCCACATCACCTTTGTATAGCCGTTGGCCGATTTTCTTTCCAGCCTGTTCCATGATGTTTTGGTGCAATTGCTGGGTATCAATAATGTCGACGAGCAACTGTCCCTTGTCGCCCATGGAGAATCCAAGGATGCCGCCCTCCTTCATCGTAGGTCCAAGAGTCTCGTATGACTTTCGGCCACGGCCCCGCAACCTGCTAGATGTCGCAGGATTATAAATCATCAGGAATCTTTCCCCTTGGCCTCGCTTTGCTGCGTTATTAATGTGATCAAACAATCGAATTTGCGAGTCGTTGAAATACCCACTGTTTTTAATGATGTTAACCTGTGCCTCGCTAAAGTACTTGCCGCGCCACCCCGATTCAGGAGAGTATTGGATCTCGTGCTTTGGGATCACTTCACCATTTGCAATGCGTTGTTTCTGGTCGGCTTGTATCAACAGTCCTGCTTGCTCGCGAGCTTGTTCTACATGTTTTTCAAGTGGAACCCAATTTCCGTTAGAATCTTTTACTGGGTTTCCTGCCTTGTCGGTTTTCCAGTACGCTGTCATTTCGCTCCATATTGGATCATCCATGCCAGACGTTGGAATCACAGCTCCCTGCGACCTCTCCGCAATCTTCTTTGCTGCCCCCGAACGTCCCGCAGTTTCATTGATCATCCTTACGAATAATGCCTTGGCTTCTGGTAATTGCTTGATTCCATCTGCAAGTAGTCCATTACCCTTTACCATTCGACCTGACGAATCCATTACACCACCCATATTGAAGTGCATGCTTCTGATGATTGATGATTTATTTAAGATTGTGTTACCAAGATCGACTAGTTTCCTAGAAGCTGTTGTTCTAGCTGCCAATTGTCCCAACTTACCAGATTCAGCCATTGATGCCATATCGTCGGCATTCATCTCAATAAAGTATTCCTTAGCCATCTCCCTGTCGGTCAGGGGAGTAAACGACTCGCGCTTGTCGGGAGAAACCGTCTGATTCATGCGGTTCACTTCGGCTTGGCGCAACTGGTTATACTTGTCACGAAACTCAACGAAACCTTGATCAAGATTGCCATTCCTATCTCTTAGTAGCCCACCTGTCTGTACACCGTCACCAACAAGAATGGTAGCAATTGATGATGACATACTAGATTTTGAAACAATTGATTCAAGAATCTCATGCCCTAGCAAAGGCTTGAGTGGGTTATTGGCATTAGGGTTGATGAAAACAGTATTGTTTCGTGAGTCAAAGTGTCCGCCACCTTCCTTTACAAACTTTATTCCGAGGTTTGGATTTGCTCCAGAATATGATCCAATTGAATCTCTTACCCCTCGTGGCAACGCATCAAGTGCCATACGTTGATCAGGCTCGACTAGACTTCGACGGAAGTTGATTACATCCCCCTGCTGGAATTGTTTTAATCGTTTTTGTGATCCCATCCGCAACGCACCAATGGCCGCTCCGCCACCTGCGAAGAACGCATTACTGATTAGTGAATCTTTTAACGCTCCCGCATTCATGTCACCTCCAGAGCTGACGTAATTGTAAGCCATGTCCATTGGAACCCCGACGCTCGCGCCTATGGCCGCACCCTTGATCGCACCCTGAACGGCTGGCAATCCACCAAGCGTTGCTGTATCCATTAAGCCTGCAACTAATTTGTGGGTGACCCCAGCGTTTTGCATTCTATAGATCTTGCGCCACATTGGAATTGCTCCTCTGGCCGCAGATGCCTCACGACCTACTAGACGAATAAAATCTCCAGTTGCTTCGATAGCGGGAGCTGTAGACCACGCCGCTTTAAAGGCGGCTGGAAACCAAGCAAGTTCACTGGGTAATCCAGAGGCCTGAGCTACGGTTCCAACCCCAGCTAATGATGACAACTTATTCATCCCCCTATAAAACTTGCCAGCCCCAATCTTTTCAGCAGCGGCTGATAGTCCCACATCAATAGATGTCATTCCCTGTCCGACTTTTTGTAGTGTCGCCCCAATCGGAGTGGTGATAACCTTGGGCCATTGAGCAAACGTATCTGCAACCTTTATTATGCGATTAGCTGCTGCCGCATCAGCACTGAGTCGCGATAGGTTCTCCGTAACGTTCTTAGCCGCAACACCCCACTGTTCTGCCTCAAACACAGCTTTCTGTCCTGCCGCTTTTACTTTTTCAATGTTCTTCCCAACTGATCTGGCACTCGCCATGTCTCCAGCGGTCTGGAATGCTTCTCGCGCTTTTTCAAGTTCAGGGATTTTACCCGCAGCGTTAATTGTTGCTTGCGCCCTAGCGAGTCCTGCGTTGGCAGCGTTTAGTGATTGCGTTTGTTCTGCGAATGTTTCAGCCGTTTGCCTTGCTCTGAGCATCTGTCCAGATACCATTTTAACTGGAACCATGGATGTTGACATAGCAACGCGAAACGCTACATTTTCGGCAGACAATGGATTAAGCGCAGAGTAAAGCATCGGCCCACCTTGTAACCCAGTTTTTTGCGCCGCCTTGAAACCTTCATCTCCAAGCTCGGCCTTAACTTCTTTCATTTGGTCAACCCAGTTGGTCAACCCCGTAATCTCATGCAATGATTCCGATGCCCTGAAACTTGCAATTTGTTGTTTGTCTCGTTGGTATTTCTGGTCTAATGCTGCAAGTTGGACTTCTTGCTCGTCACCATCTGTGAGCATTTTCGTCAAGATGTCCTGACCAAGCTTTTTGGCTCCAAGTGCCAATCCTGATTCCTGCCCAACGATTCCACCTGCGGCTCCTTCAAGAACAGCCTTATCCTTCGCGCCGAGTGCGTAAGGTTTATCCAAGAACTTTATTGCTGTGCCGAGTGTGTCGCCAGCACTACTCATTACTTCCTTGAAGTCTTTCCATGAATCCGACCATGATCTATCTTCAGGCTCATCCAAATTGAGTCGCTTGCGCTCCATGAAGATGGCTAAGTTCTCTGGTTTGCTTGCCTCTGTTGGATTTGAAAGCAATGCCTTTCCAGTAAGATTCAGCGTATAGTCGTCATTCAGTGCCCCCATCTTCTTGAGATCCAACACTAGCAAACCTTTTTCGGTTGCTCCCTTGTCGCTGACTAGTCCGTTAGCTATCAATCCATTGGTATCAGTGATTGCTGGAAACTGATTGTTAAACAACGGCGCAAAAGTCTCTCCGTACGCAGGTAACTCAAAGTCTTTAGGTAGCTGCTCCCCGGTCTCTGCATTCACTTGCGCTGTAGCCAAAGTGTATTGCTTGAGAACATCGGTAGCGGTGTCCTTTTGTGGTTTTGTCAGCGTCGATACTGGACTATCTTTAAACTTCTTCAGGAAGTTCTCCAAATCCTTTTGTGCCACGTCACCTTTCGGCATTGTAGTTGGCCCCATAAATACGTCTTGTGGCCCATCTATCGGGCTGACACCCTGTATCTTAACGCTTCCCGTATTGGATTGAGGCTCAGTAATAGGTGTGGCCTGATTCTGGGAGAGACCTTCCTGCGCTTGTTCGTCCAGCATCAATCCCGATGCTGGATCCATGATCATGGTTTCATTTGCCATTTGGTTAATAACTTACGTTAAATTGACTTGCCATGTTCTTCCTGATTGAAGTATATGGGTCAGAAGTAGTCTGGTCGGCAGGTGCAGGAACAGCTTGATTTTGTGGCTGAGCTTGTGGCTGAGCTTGTGGTTGAGCTTGTGGTTGAGCTTGTGGTTGAGCTTGTGGTTGAGCTTGTGGTTGAGCTTGTGGCGTAGGAGTTCCACCAGTAGGCTGCTGTGTTCCAAATACCACTGGCTGTGTTCCAGCTTGACTAGTTGTCATCTGAGGATTCGGAAGCCCTTGTGGGATTTGAAGCGGGGAGGTTGTTGGCAATGTTACTTGCGTTGATTGCCCTTGATTGGTTGTCTCCCTGTCCAGCAATGGCACATTAACATCAGTCCCCGTCAACCATTTCTCAGCACCAGCAGGAGTCAAGTATTCATTCCTGACCCCAAGTTTTTTAAGCGAGCGAATAATTGATGCGTTAAAAATGTTAAGTTGTTGAGAGGCATCTTTCCAATCCTGATCAAGACTTAGTGCTGACTGAGCCGCTTTGAATGCATCGGTTTCTGACGCCGCCATGCCTGCCGCAGTTCCAGTAGTCTCCTTAACCTCTTGCATCCCAACTCCCAAGTTGAATCCTCCAATACTAGCCATGTATGACCTCACGTTGTTCCCGATCCCAACATTCTTGTTATAATTTTGAGCTGCTGGTACTCCAGTGAATGCCCGTGCAGACTCTGGATCGTTCAGGATTTTCTGTGCATTGTGGAATTGACGAAGCAATTTATTCGCCATCATCTTATCGGCCTCTGTTTGCGCCTGCGGATCCATCTTGCCTTTAGCTTCAGCATCTCCAAGTTTCTGTCTTGATTCCGCCTGACGAGTGATGTCTGCAGAAATCATGTTCCCAGTTTCCTTCAGCCCCGTGATGTCTCTTGCTTTAAACATCGAAGCTGCTGACGCAATCACGTCTGGATCCACTTTATATCCTGATTCACTTGCATATCCAAGAACAGCTCTAATTCGTGCCGCTTCCTCGTTTACTTCTCCAACTTGTTCTTGGGTTTCTGCCACACTTGCAGCGACCCCCGATACCAACAATTTCGCAGCATCAAAACCACGTTGGTTTTTATTTTTAATAGATGAATACAATGCCTTCATCATCATGTCGGCCTGATCGTCCAAACCGAGGCTCCTTGCTTGTTTCGCCAGCTTACTTGCTTGAAGCGAAATCACATACGAATTTGTGCCTTCTCTGGCAATTGAAAGGGGATCTAATGTTTCCATGTTGTTTTTTAGAGTTCGTCTGTAGCACTTTGGTTAAAAATCCTTGCTGCCGCCAGATGGCCCGCCACCCAGTTTGTATTCGAGAAGCCTTTGTTGATTTAGTGCATCCTGAAGCTGATACATGTTTGCAGTAGATTGCTGATTACCGCTCAATTGCCCAATCTTGTAAGCCAAACTTGTATTCGGGTCGTCGAATTGTTGCGCTTGGGCGTTAAAGTAGTCAGCTTGCTCTGGGAATGCTTTAGCCATAGACTCGTAGCCTTTCTTCGCGGCATCCACTTGCCCCTTCATCTGCTTATTTTGCTGATTGGTTTTGGCATAGTCTTGAATAGCCCCCCCAATATCCTTTCCCATCTGGGCATACATCTGCCCTTGGGTTTCTCCTGCTCTTGCGAATCCACTGTAATCGTTAGAAAATAGTGACGGGTCGATTGATGATCCTAGTAGTGCCATGTTATTGTTCGTTTTTAATTTCGATGATTTTTTCGATAAGATCTGGAATCATGCTGTTGACTGGGATACCATTCATTTGGTAACCACTATCAGATGTCAATAAGTCATAACTAATCTCAACCCCGCCAAAGTAATCAATTGACACGACTGTTTTTTTGTTGATGCAATCTCCAATCTTTACGTCTTGTGATTCAGTATGATTTACTTTATGTTTGTCGCACAATGAAATTGATGAGTCGTCATCAAATTTAATTTTTACAAATCGTTCAACTTCTGGATTTTCTCCATATGAGTGCTTTTGAAGAACAACCACTTCATCTCCGCTAAACCCAATGATCTTATCGTTTGGAGCAATGTCGTCAATTAGTTTTTGACCATCAACAGTATCAATCATTTCTCCAGATGGAATGCACAACATGAATGCTTTTGCTGTTGCAATGCCACCAATAGCGGAACCAATACCGCCCATCATGCCCGCGCTACTAGATGCATTTGCCTGTGCCTGTGCCGATTGTGCTCCAAGGACATCTTTACGATATGCCGCCTGAAGGTTTAGACCCATATCTGGGTTGAACATCTGCGGAGTCGATTTGCCTAGCATACCCATGCCCGCATTCATAAATTGCTGACCTGCGCTGTATGACGTTGGAGTGCCTCCCAGAAGGCTCAGGGCTGGCGAGTAGAACTGTTGTGACGTTCCGTATGCCTGACCGATGCGTCCAGCCGCCTCTTGTCGTTTCTGGGCCAATACACTCTCCCTACCCATAGCCTCACCTACGATGCCAAGATTTCCACCGAGTCTTCCAGCAGCCCCGTAGGACTCACGCGCAGTCTGAGTTGCAGATCTTTGCTCTTGAGGGGATAGCCCCTGCGACGATGCGTACGCCTGTTCCGCTTGGAGGTTTTGAAGCTCCATCATCCGCTGTGACTCTGGGCTAATTGCACCAAGGAGACCTCTGACTTGTCCAGCCTGACCAGTCATTCCAGTAAACTCAGCACCTCTAGCAGCACCAAGTTGCTCTTGAGCGGTGGCAGTAGCGCCGCCCTGTAGTGCTTGGAGTCCTTGTTGGTACTGACCAATGTCAGCGAGATTCAACGCTCCAAACTGAGGGCGATACTGTTGCTCAAGACCAATTACACTTGGCAATGCTTGCCCGTATCCAGTCACATACTTGGAAATGTCTTTTCCGATGTCTGGCTCCTTTGGCGTTGGTACTTTGGTTGATCCTCCCATGATGTTGTTTTAGTTTTTTGTGAAATTGCGAGTAAGAATAGAATCTTG